TTCCAAAGTGTCTGTTTGAGCCAAAAAACGGTGGCTAAGGTCGGGCGTCCACCGAAGCCGATCGAGCAGAAGCGCCGGCTAGGGAATCCGGGGAAGAGGCTCATGGCTGAGCCTGCCGTCGTGCTGACTCGAGCAGTCGAAACACCGGAGCCGCTTCGGTCGCTTGGACCTTTCGGAACTCAGTTTTGGAATCGCCTTTGGAACGGCGGCGCTGTCTGGATCTCGCCGCATACTGATATCGAATTAGTCCAGATGCTCTGCGAGCAAATTGACGAGCGTCAGATCTTGAGGCTTCGCGTTATGCGCGACGGCGATTGGCGAGAGCGGAACGGTCTGAGACAACTCGATGCTCAGATCGTGAGCGGCTTGTCTATGCTTGGATTTACACCGACCGATCGCACGCGATTAGGTCTTGCCGAGGTAAAGTTTGAGAACAAACTTGACGACTACAGAAAGCGTAAAGCCCAAATGGTCGACTCCGAGATTGTATCCTCAGAGTGATGGTCCGGCTGTAGCTCTCTTCGGGGAAACTTTCCTGACGATTAGCAAGGGTGTTCATGCTGGTCGACCGCTACGCGTAACCGATTGGCAATACGACTTGCTCGAGGATATCTATGAGCGTCGCGAGGATGGACTGTTCAGATACAAGCGCACCCTGATCGGCTTGTCACGCAAAGCCGGCAAGTCGCTCCTCGGTTCCCTGATCGGATTGTATGGTCTGATCGAGGGCGAGCCTGGAGCCGAGGTTTATTCTGCCGCCGGCGATCGTCAGCAGGCACGCATCGTGTTCGGCGAGGCGCGTCGTCAAGTCTTGGAATCCGACACGCTTAGTAAAGCCTGTCGCGTTTATCGTGACGTGATCGAGGTTCCCGAGACTGGCGCTATATATCGCGTCTTGGCATCTGACTCTAAGCTCGTTCAGGGCTTGAATCCGTCGACGGTAGTTTGTGACGAGCTCCACGTTGTTCACGAAGATCTCTGGGATGCGCTGACGCTAGGCTCGGGCGCGCGTCGCGATCCGATGGTCGTGGCGATTACGACGGCTGGATATGATCTTGAATCAATTTGTGGCCGTCTTTATCAGTACGGCAAGCGTGTCGTAAATAACGAAATAGAAGATCAGGCGTTTGGCTTTTTCTGGTGGGAGGCGCCAGAGGAGTGTGACGTTCACGATCGGAAGGCGTGGGCGGCGGCGAATCCGAATCTGGATCTTGGCTTGATCAGTGAAGAGGATTTCGAGGTGGCTGCTCGTCAGACTGCTGAGGTCGCGTTTCGTCGGTATCGATTGAATCAGTGGGTACGCTCGCAAGAATCCTGGCTGCCGTCGGGATCTTGGGAGCAGTGTCTTGCCCCGGAGTTAGAGCTCGTTGCTAACGTGCCGACCTTCGTCGGGATTGATATGGCGCTGAAGCACGATTCGATCGCCGTCGTCTGCGTGCAGGAGATTGACGGGAGACTTATTGTGAGAGCAAAAATATGGTTGCCTGACGGCGATTTTATTGATGTAATGGATGTTGAGAATTACATTCGGAAACTTCGCGACGATTACGATCTGGTCGAGATCGCCTACGACCCCGCATACATGCAGAGGTCTGCCGAGATCCTTTCTGACGACGGTTTTCCGATGGTCGAGTTTCCTCAGTCTGCGGCGCGTATGGTGCCGGCGTGTGGTCACCTGTATGAGATGATCGTGGGTGGTAAGATCGCTCACGACGGGGCGCCCGTGTTTACTGATCAGGTAATGAGTGCGACACCTCGGTCGACAGATCAAGGGTGGAGATTGTCGAAGGGCAAAAGCAAGCGGAAGATCGATGCCGCGATCGCGTTAGCGATGGCTGTCGATCGAGCTACACGAAAACAGGAGGTCGAAAATGAGCCGGGATTCTTTGCCTTTTAGGGCGGCTACAATAGTCTTACAAGTGTTAGGTGCGATCGTTATCTCGACTGGTGTCGGGCTGGTGTTCGCGCCGGCAGGAATCGTCATAGCCGGAGCATTCATGATCGCGTTCGCCGTAGCAATTGAGAGGAACTAACAAATGCTAGGTGGACTGTTTCGGCGCAGTGATTCTGAGGAGCGGTCGATCTCTTTCCAGACAATCTTCGCGTCTGGAGATTCTCTTGCCCTGACAACTAATTCTGGCGTCACGATGAATCAGGATGAGGCGCTGAAGCTCGGGACTGTTTACGCGTGCGTCAGGCTGATCGCTGATTCTATCTCGACCCTACCTATCGATACGTTCCGCCGCGACGGTACTGAGCGCGTGAACTATCCGCGCCCCGTCTGGCTCGACTTACCCGAGGTTGGAATGTCGCGCACTACGCATTTCTCGCAGGTCTTGATTTCCCTGCTCATGAACGGCAACGCGTTTATTCGGATCTTGCGGGACGACCAGGGCATCGCTGGGCTAGTCGTCTTGAATCCCCGCAAGGTCGAGGTGCAGCGCAATAACGTTACGCGTCGCGTGGAGTATTCGATTGATAACGGTCGCGAGATTGTTCCGCATGATGAGATGATGCATCTAACCGAGCTCTTGCTTCCGGGCGAACTTCGTGGGCGTAGCCGCATCGACTTGATCCGCGACACGCTCGGGCTGGGCCGGGCGCTCGACACGTTCGCCCAGTTGTTCTTCGGTCAGGGCAGTACGCTGGGAGGTGTTATCGAGTTTCCGGGCGCCCTCACTCGAGAGCAGGCCAAAGACCTGAGCGATTCATTCGAGGAGCAGCATCGGTCTGTTCGCCGATCGCATCGTCCCGGCGTCCTATTCGGCGGAGCGAAATACAGTCAGACCTCGGCGGCACCGAACGAAGCGCAGATGCTCGAGTCTCGCCAGTATTCGACCGAGGAGATCGCGCGCGCGTTCCGTTGTCCGCCGGCGCTGCTCGGCGTGACGACTCCCGGCGCGATGTCTTACGCGTCCGTCGAGATGAACGGCATCCACTTCGTCACATACTGCCTGCGCCCTTACATCGTCAAGATCGAAGATGCTTACAGCAACCTGATCCCCGGCGATGCCTTCCTGAAGATCAACGTCGACGGCTTGCTGCGCGGCGATCAGGCTACGCGCTACGCATCTTTCTCGACTGGTATCCAGTCGGGCTTCCTCTCGATCAACGATATCCATCGGCTCGAGGATATGCCTCCGGCGGATGGTGGCGACGTGTACCGCGTCCCGCTCGCGAACGTTGACCTGGCTGCGGCTAACCTGACCGAGTTGGAGAAGAAGACCTCGATCGCGGTCAAGCTAGTGCAGGCTGGTTTCGATCCTTCGGCTACGCTCGCGTCGCTCGGCTTGGACGCGTTGCCACATACGGGCTTGCCATCCGTGCAGCTACAGGGTATCGCTCAGGTTGACCCGGAAGATCCAGCGGCGGCGTATCCGGTGTCTTCGTGACGATGACGACGACACAGGTCAGCGTGACAACCACAGCAACGCTTCTATGTGCGGCTAACTCGATGTCGCAGCGCGTGACGGTTCACAATAACGAAAACAGTCAGCAAGTATTCATCGGTGATTCAGGCGTAACAACTTCGACCGGTATCCACCTCGACGGCAAGCAAGAGCGGCAGATCACGCTGAATCCCGGCGAGGGCTTGTGGGGAGTCTCTGCGAATACCAATTCTGTTGGCGTGATGATTCAGAAGATGGGATAGGGAATGCCGTACTTCATTACAGATCAGCAGGGCGACTGTGACGGATGGGCTACGGTCAAAGAGGAAGATGGCGCGCTGCTTACGATCGGATGTCACGCAGCGAAGCAGGATGCGGTCGATCATATGATTGCCGTTTCACTTGCTGAGGACATGGATCCCGGCGGCGAGCGTGATCTGAGTGCTCCAGCGGCGATCGTGGTCGATATTGACGACACGCTGATCGCTTTGAATGGCGATCCGATTGAGAACGTTGTCGCCTTCGTCAAGGAATACACGGGCGCCGTACTGATCGTCACTGCGCGCCGGGAAGCGCGTCGCGATGAAACGATTGCGCAACTAGACGCCATTGGCGTCGACTATGAACTGCTTCAGATGCGTAGCGATCGAACACCAGAGGTCGCCTACAAAGCAGCAGTCGTCAAGAATCTTTTTGCAAACTGGAATATCGAGCTCGCGATAGAAAACAACGCAAACGTGCGCGCTGAATATGCGCGCATCGGAATTACCGTCTTGGCTCCGTCTGGTGTTGATCCTCAAGAATTACCACAAATGCTCAAACGAGCTCCAGCTCCACCAAAGGATCAGATCACCGGATCAGACGCCAACGATCCCGGATCGGCGTCGGGCGCCGGCGGAGATGTAAAGCTAGGCGCGACTACAGAAAAGGCGCTACGCAATAAAGTCTCCGAACACAACGATGCGATGGACGCCGCCGATCGTCCGGCATATACCCGCACGACGTTCGGACAACTAGCCGCAGTTTATCGTCGCGGATCGGGCGCGTACTCGAGCAGCCACCGCCCCGGTATATCTCGAGCCGCGTGGTCTATGGGTCGCGTAAACGCATTCTTGTATCTGCTTAGGACGGGCGCACCCGAAAACAAAAACTACGTTACCGATAACGATCTTCTGCCTGCTGGTCATCCAAAGTCGACGCGTACGATTGACGCGCGACAGGTTGACCTTTCTATGCCGGAATACATTATAGAAGCCGCAGCGCGCGGGCTTGAGTATCACGCGGCTGGGCTTTCTGGTGACGGCGTTGTTGAGCGCACGATCCGTGAGGCTCGGCTGATGGCTGACGGTCAAGTGTCGGAAGATAAAGTAGTCAGGGCAAGTGCCTGGGCCGCTCGGCACTTAGTCGACCTCGAGGCGGAAGATAACCGCGACCCTGACGCCGAAGGATTCCCCGGCGCCGGCGCCGTCGCTTTCTACCTCTGGGGCATTGATCCGCTTGATCCGCAGCCGGCGATGGAGTGGTTTGCTCGCAAGTCGGAGCAGATCCAAGCCGAGGAGCGCAGCGCGTTTGTCGTGGGCGAACCTCGCGGTGCTAACATTGACCCTATGACTACTAGCGTCGAGACACGTCGAATCACCGTCAACGAGTTTGAGCTACGCGACCTCGGCGAAGGCGACGGCATGGCGTTTACTGGCTACGCTGCCGTGTTCAATTCCGAATCCGAGCCGCTGCCGTTTATTGAGCGGATCGCTCCGGGCGCGTTTGCTAATTCGCTTTCATCGCGCAACGAGATCAAGATGTTCGTCAATCATGACACGACGCGCGTACTGGCGTCGAAGCGCGCAGGTACTCTGCGCTTGTCTGAGGATGCTCACGGCTTACGCGTCGAGGCTGATTTGCCGCCTACGACAGACGGTAAGGATTTGGCTATCTTGATGCGTCGCGGTGATGTAGATTCCATGTCGTTTGGCTTTTCGGTTCCGAGCGGCGGCGACACCTGGTCGCCGGATGGTGCGACGCGCGAACTTCGCGAGGTGCGACTGCATGAGGTTTCGATCGTGACGGCGTTCCCGGCTTACACGGCAACTACCGCCGGCGTTCGGAGCCTAGATAATCTTGCGGCTGCGACTGGTGCCGACGTGTCCGAGCTCGACGCGGCGATCACGAAACTCGAAGCCGGCGAGATCCTCGACGACGATGCCGCAATGCTGATCGAATCTGTCGTGCAGAAGCTTCGCGCCGATACGACGATCGGCGCCGAGGTACAGGCGTCGCTCGATATGAAGCGCAAGCAGCTTGATCTTTTGTTCTCTCGCGTCTAGACGATCTTTCGTCCTGCTACCATTGGGGTTGTCTGATCTGCGGAGCCGCGTCAGGCGCACCCCGGTGCGGAGCCGCGCGGGTATCCGTTAGACAAACACTTTTGATTCTTGAAAGGATCATCCCTGATGAGCGATTACTTGAAGCGCCAGAACGAACTGCGCCTGAACGCGTGGGAAGAGGCTAAGCACCTGCTCGACGCAGCTGCCGCCGAGTCCCGCGACCTGACTGCTGAAGAGACAGTCATCTACGATCGAATCTCTGAGGACATGGACAAGCGCGCCCAGGTCATTGAGCAGATCACCAAAGACGAAGAGCGCGCACTGCGCCTCGACGTTGCCGCTGCTAGCGTCCGCACGGACGAGGTGGCTCCCGCTGACGACGACGACGCCGAGGCTATCCGCAAGCTTGCTCGCGGTGAGGTTCGCTCGATCGAGTTTGAGAAGCGCGACGTGCTCAAGACGAACACTGGTGCGCCCGTGCCAACTTCGTTCTACAACGAGATCATTCTCAAGGCTCGCATGGTTGGTCCAATGCTTGATCTCCCAACCGTGATCACCACGGCTGGCGGAGAGAACTTGCAGATTCCTCGCGTCAACACGTACAGTGCTTCAACGATCGCTGCTGAAGCCGGCGCAATCGGCGAGTCTGATCCAGCCTTCTCGGCATTCATCACGATGGGTGCATGGAAGTATTCGTTTCTGACGCAGGTGTCGCGTGAGATGATCGAAGACGCTGGAGTGGACATTCTTGGCTTCCTTGCAGACCAAGTGGGACAGGGCATTGGCTATAACGTCAATACCGCTTTGACAACTGGTACTGGCACGACGCAGCCGAACGGCATCGTCACTGCTTCGACTCTCGGCGTTACCGGTGGAACTGGCACGTCTGGTGCGTTTACTGCCGATAACCTGATCGACCTTGCATACTCGGTCGATGGTGCTGCTCGCATGTTGCCCGGTGCTGGCTACATGATGAACGGCAAGTCCATCGGAGCCGTCAGGAAACTGAAGGATACTGCTGGTAACTATGTCTTCAGTCCCAGCCTCGCGGTTGGTGTTCCTGACACCCTCCTCGGCTTTCCGCTGAACGAGAACCCAGCGATGGCTGATCCCGCAACCACGGCGAAGTCCGTGATCTTCGGTCACCTGCCTTCGTACTACGTGCGTCAGGTCGGCGGCATTCGTGTCGATTCCTCGACTGACTTTGCATTTTCGACAGATCTCGTGACCCTGCGCTGCATCCTGCGTGTTGATGGACAGCTGCCACAGGCCACGCATATCAATCACTTCATCGGTGGCGCATCCTAACCGATAGGTAGAATACTGGCTGTCCGACAGATCGCTTGTCGGGCAGCCATTATTTTTTTGATCGGGGGAGCTTTGACGAACAGGGCAACGCGTCGCAAGATTGCGAAGGCAAAAATGCCAGTAGCACCACAGGCCGCCGGCGTGACGCGACAGCGGATACTCTGGAGCTCAAATGCTCCCTTCGCTGCAACCGGATATGGAGTGCAGACGGCACAAGTCGTCGAGCGCCTGAACCGCGACCAGCACGAGGTAGCGATCGCATGCAACTACGGTTTGCAGGGAGCCGAGACTGTCTGGAATGGTGGAGTGAAAATGTACCCCACCGGCGTCTCCGGGTACTCCGATGATATTTTGAACGCGCACGCGCAGCACTGGACACACGGCAGCGACCTGCCTGGTCTCGTTGTCATTCTCTTTGACGTGTGGGCGCTCGAGAATCCCGGCATCAAGCAGATCCCAAAGATCGCGGCGTGGGCGCCCGTCGACCATCAGCCGGCGCCACCGAAGGTAATCGCGTGGCTGAAGCGGGACAACGTCATGCCGATCGCGATGAGCCGGTTCGCGGAACGGATGATGGCTGACGATGGTGTCGATTCGATCTATGTCCCGCACGCTATCGAAGCGATCTTCAAGCCAACACCATCATTCGCGGATGCTGACGGGAAGCTCGTCACGGGTCACGAATTGATGGGCGTCGACCCTGATCGTTTTGTCGTGATGATGAACTCGGCAAACAAGGGCAGGACACCCGTACGCAAGTGCTTCGGCGAGAACCTCCTAGCGTTCTCGATCTTCGCCAAGAATCATCCAGACGCAATCCTGTACCTTCACACCGAGGCGTCTGCGATCGCGACGGGCGTAGATCTCCGCGCACTCATTCGAGGGTGCGGCATTCCCGAGGATCAGGTCTGCTTTGTCGATCAGTACCTTTACCGCATGAACCTTCCTCAGCAAGCGTTAGCGTCGCTTTACACGGCGGCTGACGTCCTGCTTGCTACCTCGGCGGGGGAAGGCTTCGGCGTCCCCGTCGTCGAGGCTCAGGCATGCGGTACGCGCGTGATCGTGAGCGACTGGACGGCACAGACCGAGCTCGTTGGTGACGGGTGGGCGGTCGAGGTACAGCCGCTCTGGGATCCATACCAGGATGCTTGGTTTGCGACACCGATGATTCCCCGTATCGTCGACGCGCTCGAGGAAGCCTATGCCGCTCCGCGCGGCGATAGTAAGCAAGCCGTAGAGTTTGCTGCCGAATACGATGCGGATCTTGTCTACGCAAAATACTGGCGCCCAGCGCTCGAGCAACTCGCCGCCTGGACTCCGACCGTTGGCGAGGAGGCAACATGATCCCGGTCATGATCGTGCCGGTTCTCGGCAGGTACGACCTGCTTCACCGCTTGCTCGGTACGATTGACGAAGAGGTAGGCGAGATTCTCATTATCGATAATGGTGACGAGCTCCGCCCCGCCGATCTTGCGACCTACCCAAACGTGCGGCTAGTCTCCTCGCCGTCAAACCTCGGTATCGCAACATCGTGGAACCTCGGGATCAAAATGCACCCGCGCGCCTCGGGCTGGGTCATCCTCGGTGCTGACGTCTGGTTCAAGCCTGGGCGCCTCGGCTTGTGGTTTAGTCGTACGGCTCCCGATCATATTACGACGGGGGCGACGCCGCCGTGGGCTTGCTTTCATCTTGGTCGCGAAGTCGTCGAGCGGGTCGGTCTTTTCTGCGAGCGTTTCCACCCGGCATACTTCGAGGACAATGACTATGAGCAGCGCGCCGTTGCCGCCGGCGTCAAGATCTTCCACCCGGCAGTCGAGATCGGTCACGACAATAGCGCCGTCCTCTTGTCATCGCCCGAACTTCA